AAAAACCGGATATAGAATTGCGGTATATACGTTCGTGACGTTGACGGTTGCGTCTTATATGTGGGCGGTGTATAGTATCATTAGGTGGATAATCTAAAACGTTAAATTATGAGTGTAAACAAGGTTATTTTGATGGGGTGTACCGGAAAAGACCCCGACGTCAAAACGTTCGATAATGGCGGAGTTGTCGCACAATTCACGTTGGCAACAACCAAAAGAGGATTCAAGACAAAAGACGGCAAAGAAATTCCGGAACGTACAGAATGGCACAACATAGTATTGTCAAATGGTTTGGCAAAGATAGCCAGCCAGTACGTTAAAAAGGGCGATAAATTATACATTGAGGGGGAATTGAGAACCCGCTGTTATGATAACAACGGCGTTAAACATTTTATTTCCGAGGTTTACGGGTATGATATGGAGATGTTGACGCCAAAGAAAGACGGACAAGGCGTGGGACGGCAAGGAGCAGTTCCAACGCCACCAACGCCAAATCCGGATGATTTGCCATTTTGAAAATAATGGTTGAAATTGAAATGAAAATCCCAGCGGGTTCCCGTCTGATTGGCACCAGGACAAAAGGAAATAAGGTTATTGCGGTTTGTGAGTTTATACAGCCGAAACAACCGGAGGAGCCAAGACGACCGATTGGTTATGCAGTTAGCCCGCTGGGAATTATAAAAAAAGAAAAATAATATGCAGTACAGCAATAAGGATTACAACCCGGAAAAGCACGACCGATGGCATGCGTTGACCGTAAAGCAGCCATACGCTAATTGCTTGGTAACGGAGGCTTACAAGGACGAAAACGGTGTTGTTTACGGGGAAAAGTCAATTGAAGTTCGGGGCAAAAACACGTCATACCGTGGCGACGTGTTGATATGTTCCGCAGCGTCCCCGACTTATCCGGGAATGGAAAGCGGCGTTACGTTGGGATTGGTCGAGTTGTACGACGTAAAGCCGATAAAAGAGTTCACGCCGGAGGATTGGGAAAACACCCGAATTCCAAAGGAAAAGAGGGCGAAAATAACAAAGGGTTTCGGATGGATGATGCGCAACCCAAGACGTGTCATTGAAATGCCAATAAAGGGGCAGTTGGGTATTTACAATTTGGTCTATACCAAATATGCAATAATACAATACCCCCGGAAAATGGTAATTGACAAAAAAAGTTGGGAACAGATAAAAAAACAGATAGAGAAATGAAAACAATCGGATTTCATATTGGACGTATCGGGCTTTATTTGTATATGCAAAGTTTGAGGAAGTATAAGCAGTTCTAGTTGATGCCCGGAGTTATGGTTGGGGGCATAAAAGGACATGGCTTTTATTTTGAAATTAAATTTTTATGCCTTGCCGTTGGCGTCCGGCTGGTATGTATAAAAGCCCCAAAAAATCATTAACTTTGTGATGAATAAAAAATGTTAGCAATGAAAGAAATAACAAAGATATTGCCATTGAACGAGGCGGCAAAGATACAGACAGCCGCAGGCGAATATGATTGCACAATTACAGAACTGGCGGTAATAGGCGGAGGAAAAGCGAGAATTGCAATTTCCGGGACGGAGGAAAATTTGGAATCCTTGCTTAATTCAATGGATGATGAGGATAAAGAAACCGCAACCGTTTGAACCGGGGAGGCAATATAATCCCGGCGAACGTTCTGTTTACCGAGATTCTATTGTCGTTGCAGAAACATGGCTTACCTCAACAAAACGAATTGTTGAAAAGTTCGGAATGTCTCTGTATAGATGCGGATGTTGTGCAATCAAGGATGAGGATTGCCCGGCTGTTGGGTTGAGATGCCATTGCACGAGCCGAACAGATGGAAAGACGATATATTTTAGATTTGTACGTTTTATTAAAAATAGAAGAAATGAAAAAAAATATTGATTCAATAAAAAGCAGATTGACCCCGTTTGATGCGGAAACAATTCTGATGATAAAGAGTGTGACCGGGCATGAACCGGAAATTACAGAAAAGGCAGAATCGTTTGAGCTGAAAATGTATGTCAAGGATAAAGACGAATATATTATAAAAGCCGCAATTGATGCGGTCATTGGTCGTTATGGATTGAGAATGCGAGCCGTTAAACATATTTGGGAACAAATGTTTTTGCGTGGGGCGACATTCTTTGTTGAGTACGAAAAAGATGCGGAAAATTTGCCGGATGAAGTACATGCGGATAAGAGAGAGCCGAACGAGAAAGCCGGACATTTGTATTGCCATAGATTGTTAGAGGTTAGAGCCGTTGTTGTCGCTCGTGATAATATTGAAAGACTGATTGATTTTACCGGAGGCGGAACAATGGAGATACCAAGAAAGCCGGGCGGAATTGCTCAATATTCTTTCGTAACAGAAAATGGCGTTATTATGAGCGTTCCGGAAAGATGGGCGGTTGTAAGGTTCCCGGATGGACGATTTGGAAAAATGGATTACAAAACATTTGTAGAAGAATTTGAAGAAAAGGAAGAAAACAACCCAGTATTAAGTTTTAGCGAAAAAAGGTTGTTCGCAAAAATGAATAATCTTTTCGGAAAGAACATAAAACGCAGATTTTCCAAATTAACCCAAGAATACCACGAATTATTTGTTGTTGCTGATGATATGTTGGTAAATGGGATAATGCCGGACGATATGGCGGAAATAATAGACGAATTGGCAGACGTGAACGCCGTTTTGTTCCATATAGCAGCATTGTTCGGGTATAGCCAAAAGGAATTGTTGGAAATGGCATACACGAAAATTGCAGGCAGAGAGAAAACCCCGGAGTTCATGCGTAAACACCCGCACAAGGAACCGGAAAGTCCAGTTTGTGGGAATTGCAGTAACTTTGAAAATGAAGATGCGGAGGGCGGCGGATTTTGCAACGAGCAAAACAGAATGAGGCATTGCAGTTGTATTGCGTGCAATCAATGGCAGGAAAGACAGACCGCCGAGGAATACAAACAACTTGAACGACGTTTTAATGCAATAAAATAATGGCAAGTGTCAAGGAGTTGAAAGAAACAATTGAAAAAGCGATAATTGAATTTTCAAAGGAAAACGAAGTTGACAGTATGAACGTTCATGTCACAATACAGAAGAAAGTGAAATGTAATATGGTAGGTTCAGTTTTGGATAGTTGGTTAGAGGCAGAAACAGAAATAAACATAAAATAATATGAAAAAGGATTTTATCAAAGAATTAGCCGAGTTGATTAATAAACACAGCTTGGAAAAAGAAATGGGAGATACACCGGACTATATTTTAGCCCAAGTTTGCGTTGGTGCGATGGCGGTATTTTCGGAAGCAATCGCCCGTCGTGATGAATGGCACGGATTCAGAAAGACAGACGAAAAGAACGCAGCGGACGCAAAAAGGGATGATTGCAATATTTGCAAAGACCGTTTCAAATGCGCCGATTACATGAGAACGCAGTCAATTTCAAGTCTGATTCAGCGTTGCAAGACCACAAAAGACAGAGAGGAAAAAGCGGCGATTGCCAGATTGCTTAAACAGATAAATGCCGATGCGTCCGTGGAGCCGGAAACGGATATTCCGGAGGCTGTGAAAGAAGTTGCCGAGGTGTTGGGAAAGGTTTTGGGCGCACGTGTTGAGATACGACGCATTGAGATACCCGAAAAGAAACCCATAATCAGAAAGAAGCCAAGAAGAAGCCAAGAAAGGAGGGTGAAATGAAAAACCCGTTGAAGAACAGAGTGATTGCAATGTTGGATAAACTGAAAGAGCCAACGGCGGTTTGACAAGCAAAAAACGCCCCGGAATTTCAACCGGGGCTTTGCCGCATATAGACGGAAAAGTAAAACGAGCTAAAATTAGCCCCATACAACGATGATAATTCAAAAGACGATAAAAGTATCAAGGAACAAACAAAACTCGCTCAAAACGAAAATTGCCCGAAAATAACGAGCAAAGGGAAAGCGATGTTTTGAGAGAGAAGCAAAGTAAAATGGCTTTACCATTATAAAAGGTTTGAAAAAAATGGAAGCGAGTAAAAGACAAAGGGGTAGACGCCCGAAAATGTGCAAACGTACAAAAGACCAAAGGGAGTTTGATTTGGCTTTTTGTTCAAATCTGTTTTTACGTGGGTACACGTATAGGGAGATTTCGGAAAGGCTGAATGAGGAAAACGCACGGCGTGGCGTGGGGTATACCATCACAAAACAAATGGTATACTGGGATATGCAACAGTTGCTAATTGAGTGGAAACGTGAACGAATGGAAAATATAGACGATTACGTGACGCAAGAATTGCGAAAGTTGGATAAAATGGAGGTCGAATTGTGGGAGGCATGGGAACGTTCAAAGATCGGGAAATTGAGAGAAAAAAGCAGACGAAATGCAAAGCCCCGGAAAGTGCTGGAAGATGGCGACAACCCGGAATATTATGGTTATGAGGAAGCCACCACGGAAACGTCCGCCGGAAATCCCCGATTTTTGGATTTGCTTTTAAACGTGCAGCAACGCCGGGCAAAGATGTTGGGATTTGATGCGCCGATAAAAGTGGATATACCGGGGTTGAGTGAAAATATGAATAGCGATGCGCCGAAATATGATGTCGCCGCAATACCGGAGGATTTATTGTTTGCAGTTGCGGACAAATTACAATCAGCTGGGTACAAACGAGTATTGGAAGAAAAGGGGGTAACGGATGGCGATGCGTAAGAAAACGGCAAGTTCGGCAAAGAAACTGGAGTATAAGAATGAAATATGCGACAATTGCGAGTTGGCGACATGGGTAACGCATTTGCACCAGCATATAGACCATTGCGGGAAACCTATTTGTTTGACGTGTCCGAACAAAACGTTTTTAATTGTGCGGGGTTGTAAGGCGTGCCGATATTTCGTAAAGAGAAAGGAGAAAAAGCAATGAATAATGAGGAATTGTTGAGAATGTACGCCGCTATTAAAAGCAATCCGGGCGAAATAGTAAAAGAGGCGGCACGACATAGGTTGATAAACTTTGCTCGGTACATGCAACCGGATTTGACTTTGGAGCCGTTCCACGTCGTCTATTATACTTTATTGGATATGTTCGCACACGGAAAAATACGAAAAATGATTGTGCAAATGCCGCCCCAGCATGGGAAAAGCGAGGGTTCAAGCCGAAAAACACCGTCTTTCATGCTGGGTTTAGACCCGGATAAAAAAATATGTATCGGTTCTTATGCGGCGACCATTGCGAGGGATTTTAACCGTGATGTGCAAAGGATAATTGATACCCCACGATACCGGGAATTGTTTCCGGAAACGTTTTTGAATGGTTCAAACGTTGTCACAATGGCTAATACTTATTTGCGAAATTCTGATGTTATAGAAATGGTTGGGCATAAGGGGTCGTTGCGTGTGGTCGGTCGTGGCGGTTCTCTGACGTCAAAAACTGTTGATGTTTCCATACTGGATGATGTTTATAAAGATTATGCCGAGGGTAACAGCCCGATTGTACGTAATGCGGCGTGGAGGTGGTACACGACCGTTGTACGCACTCGACTGCATAATGATTCCCAAGAACTGATTGTTTTCACACGTTGGCATGACGATGATTTGATAGGACGTATTGAGAAAAGCGGAGAAACGGTTATTGATATAAAAAATTGGGACGATGTGAAGAATATCCCGGCGGGTGCATGGGTTCGTATAAATTTTGAGGGATTGAAAACCGGGGAACCAACAGAGATTGACCCAAGGGAACCAGGGGCGGCGTTATGGGATAAACGACACAGCCGGGCGAAATTGGAGGGACAAAGAGCGTTAGACCCAGTGCAGTTCCAATGCTTGTATCAAGGGAACCCCGGAAGCGCAGAGGGTAGATTGTACCGGAACCCGTTCAGAACGTACGTTGACAAATCAGAATGGGGAACGTTAGTGCGTAGTGGAAACTATACCGATGTGGCGGATGAGGGCGACGACTATACGTTTTCGGCGTCTTATGACGTATACAAATCCGGCAATGAAGCATGGAACGAGCAAAAGAAAAGGTTTGAGCCAATATTGTATGCCTTAATTACCGATATGGTTTACACGCAAGAAAACACAGATGTAACAGCCGTGACCGTCCCGGCAATGATTAACCGGAATGGTACACAAAAAGCATGGATTGAAAGCAATAATGGAGGTTCGGGATTTGAAAAGTTGATAAGGAAAAAGATAAAAGCGATTTCAGAACCATTTTATCAAGGTGCCAACAAGGAAAGCAGAATTGTAACAAATTCGGCAAGCGTCAACGCCCAAATTATAATGCCATTAGGCTGGGAAGAGCGTTTCCCAAAGATATACGAACACGTAACCGGATTTTTGCGAGATTTCTCGGCAAATGAACACGACGATATAGAGGACGGTTTGACCGGGATATATGAAAAGGAGATTGCAGATGGAAATGTGCTTCCATACGGACACGCAATCCGAGGCGTAAAAAGGCGGAACTGACAAAATATTTTATGATTGGAGGTGTTTTCGCTAAAAAGTATTAACGTTGTGCATTTTGTTGCTGATGTGATACAAAAGCATTATCTTTGTGTCAGAAATAAAAACAATAACTAACTAAACCGACCTGCGCAGGTCGTTAAAGTCAGCGACAAAAAAATGAGAATCATGAGCATTTACAAAAAAGAAGAATGGACAGCAAATGAAATCCGTGAAAACATTACGAATTTGTTTGGCAACGATGAAATCGGCAATGACTATGCAAACAACTTGATTGAAATGCTTGCCCAGACTGACGACACCGAATGTGTCATTGAAACAGAGGACGGCGAATTGCACATCGTAAAGCGTGCAGACATTTATAACGATAATGGTATTGCAGAAATCTAAGAAGAATTATAATTAACAAAACAACTAAAAAACTTATGACTATGGCAACTAAAATCAATGCAACAGACGTTAATGTGATGACATTTAATGCGGACCCGTTTTTGGCTTCTGACGAATATGGCGAAGAAGAATTGCAAGAAATGTTGGATAAAGCGTATATCACCGAATTGAGCGGTGATGATGCAGAGCAAGCAAGGGAAATGCTTGATTATTCCGCTGATGACGATGTAAGGGTTTACGAGGCTATTAATCAAAGCGGCGATGTTTTCTTCTTTAGCAAATTTGAATAATAAAATCAATTGGCAAAATGGAATTGAAAGAAGCACAAAGAAACGAGAATACGGCGCAAGTACGTATGCGCTTGTGCAAGGCTTTGAAGCGGGCAAGGACAGGTAAAGAAATGTCGCAAATGGTACTTAGCGAGAAAAGCGGCGTTGCACGGTCGAACATCGCAAGAATTGAGGGCGGCAACCTTAACACGGGGTTAGACACTATCATTAAACTTTGTGATGCGCTTGGTTGCTCGCTTGAGGTAATCCCCAAATAGCAAGACCACACCGAAAGGGACTTTGGAAGAACTCATGACCTTACTGCAATAAGGATAGAGCGAAAAATTTATCAATTACTTTCACGGGGTTGCACAGAATGCGACCCCTTTTTTGTTGAACAAAACAAAGGCAATCCGCAAAATATGCACACTGCATATATCGTTAATTTTGATTTTGTGCGTTTTAGTTTGATATACAAAAACTTTGCATTAAATTTGCAATGAGTAATGGGGCAAAGGGTTAGCCCACAAGTAATAATGATGTTTTAATATTAAAAATTCAAGATTATGGCTATTTGTAAATGCCCGGCAGCAGCAGCGTTGCCAAACATTCCAAATTTTACATGTGCCGAGAGTTTCGGACAGATTCAAAAAGTAGCGTTTCAACGTCTGTATAAAAGTGCGGGCGGGAAAAACTCATTTACAACAACAGCAGGGATTGGCAAATTGGCGTCATGGTCGCCTTTGTTGGCGGCAGAGGACGACACGAAAATTGTCATCTCGCCGTATATCCAAGCACCGACAGCGGAAGCGGGCGCACCTCGTACGTTCGGCGGAGGGAATGAAACGTTAGGCGGTATAGAAGAAATTATTGGTCGTGAGCCAACACCGTTTACCGGAGTTATACGAAAAATGCCGCAATCATTGATTAAGGCATTAAAGGAATTGCAGTGCGAAAGCGATTCGCAGAATTTGGGCGTTTATCTGTTTGACGAAAACGGTTCAATTGGAGCATTGCAAGACCCGACAACGGCAACCACGTACTATCCGATTCCGATTCGTTCTTTGTTCGTTGGTGATAAGACTTTGGGCGGACTGGAGGCACCGGATAGCAACGCCGTACAATGGTCGTTCTTGCCCAACTGGTCGGACGATTTGGCTATTTTGACACCGGAGGATTTCAACCCGTTAACAGACTTGAAAAATGCAGCAGGATAAGACAACGAAAGTGTTGTTGGAGTGCAAGGCATTGAACGCAACACGTGAATTTGATGTATCGCACGCCGAAAGGTTGTTGAGGATGCAGAAAAACGGCGGATGGCAGTTGCCGGAAAACTCAAAATTTGAATTTAGCAAAGAAAATGGGCTTAGATACAAGAGAAATAAGAAAGCAGATAACGGAGCCACGGAATAGAATGGCGATAAGTAGGGCGATTTACCACCAAAACCGCATACGATTCCATGCGGAAAAGGCGTTGACGCCGTACATTACGCAACCCGTGACCGATTTTCTGGCTTATGTCTCAAACCTTATCCCCGCAGACAAATTCAAAGTGTTCAAAACATTGTTCCGTTACCCCGTCAAAACAAACGAGGTAACGGGCGTTTGTTTTGACAAGTTGAGCCGCATTTTTGACGGGCGTAACCCAGCGTTCAATTATCAGTTCATGACCAGCGAGCAAAGGGACGATTGGGAGTATTACAGACAGAACGTATTGAAAGAACCCGAAATATGGAGTACCAAGGGATGGGAGTATTTTAAAACCGAAATCAATAGCATATTAATTGTTGATTTGCCAAAGGAGCAATCCCCCGGCGATAGTTACCCGGAACCATACTTTTATTGGTTGCCAATTGAACACGTCATTTCATACGAGGCTGACAAGACAACGGGCGTCATGCGTTGGATTATATTTCGGCAGGACGACAAGCGTATTGCAGTAATAGATGATGAACGATACCGGGTATTTACCGAGGAAAAAGGCAATATTGGCGAATTGCTGATTGATAGCCCGCATGATTTGGGATATTGCCCGGCTCGGTTTTTTTGGGATGAACCATTAAGTTTGAGAGAACCGGACGTCAAGGCGTCCCCTTTGACAGACGAGTTGGAGAGTTTAGACTGGTTTCTGTTTTATCATTTGTCAAAGAAAAATTTGGATATGTACGGGGCTTACCCGATTTATTCCGGATATGAACAAAGTTGCGATTTCACGAACGGCGAAAACGGCGATTATTGCGACGGCGGATTCTTGAAAGACAAACAAGGCTTTTATAAATTAGACCAAGCTGGTTTATTGATGCGTTGCCCGAAATGTGGCGACAAGCGTATTGTTGGCGTTGGTTCGTTCGTGGAAATACCTATTCCGGACGGCGACAAACAGCCGGATTTGCGAAACCCGGTGCAAGTGTTGACCGTTGACCGCAATAGTTTGGATTATAACGTTGATGAGGAGGAACGATTGCGTACAAACATAATTACGGCGGTCGTCGGTACCAACGAAGAAATTACGACACGAGACGCATTGAACGAGCAGCAAATTAAAGCCAATTTTGAAAGCCAAAGCACTGTATTAAACCGAGTGAAAAAAGGCTTTGAGGCGGCGCAGAAGTTTGTTGATGAAACGGTTTGCCGTTTGCGTTATGGCGAGATGTTCGTGTCTGCGAAAATCAATTATGGCACCGAGTTTTATTTGTCCGATGCAACCCAGTTGCGAGAACGTTATAAGCTGGCGAAAGAAAGCGGAGCAAGCGAGGGGGAATTGGATGCGCTACACAATCAGATTATCGAAACGGAGTACAGACACGACCCCATACAGAAACAACGGATGCTCGTGTTGGCAGAACTGGAGCCGTACCGACATTTGACACGTCCCGAGGTAATGGAGTTGTACGGGAAACAGCTAATTACGGAGGAAGAATTGCGCATTAAGTTGAATTTCGCTAATTTTGTGCGGAGGTTTGAGCGAGAAAATACAAACATTTTGGAATTTGGAAACCAAATACCTTTTTCCAAGAAAATTGAAGTAATAACAAATAAATTTTATGATTATGCGAGTGAAAGCAGAAAAGGAGGGTAGAACAAAGGACGTCGGATTGCTGGACGTTACCCCGGAAAATTTCATTGTGCCGAAAGGCGAAGAACATTTTTACCATTGTCGTATTGAGGTTGTGAAATTCAACCAAGAAACGGGCGAAAGAATATCACGACCACGTATGCAAGTTTTCGGCAAAAAGTTTTTTGAGACGTTTGGATTGCACAATTTGCGAAAAATGGGTTATAGAGTTGACGTTATGCACAACCCGAACGAGTGGGCGGCAGCGAACAAAGAAAAGATTGAAGCCAGCAAACAAGCACAGGCAGAAGCGGCAGCAGAGGCAGAAGCGGCAGCAGCGGCACAGGCAGAAGCAGC